TTTTTACTAGGATAGCATATGACTATAAAAGCATATGATGGAACAACCTGGCAAACACAAAAATCATTAAAAATATATAATGGTTCTTCATGGGCTCTTGCAAAACAAGCATGGATTTTTAATGGATCATCCTGGGTAATAAACTATCCAGAGTATCCATCAAATACTGCAGCACCATCAATTAGCACTTCAAGTGGAACAGCAGGAAGAATTGGTTGTGTGTATGCTGTATCAGTAGGATCATGGAATTCAAATGATGCATATAATCCAACATCTTATTCCTATCAATGGACAAGATCAGGATCTGACATATCTGGCGCAACAAGTAGTACATATACAACAGGTGCCGATGATGTGGAAAAAATAATAGGTTGCAGAGTAACGGCAACTAATTTTAGAGGTAATACACCCTCTTCAGTCACTACTGGAGTTACAATGCTTCCGCAGGTTACATCAATTAGTGTAACTGATTATACATCAACACCTAATGCACCAAGTTCAGTTTCTATTAGTAATACAGGACTTTCATATTCTGGAAGCTGGACTACAATTGATTCTGTTTCTACTTATTTTGAAGCTATAGGCGGAGGAACTGCAGGAACACCATCAGTAAATTCGGCTGCAAAAACATTTTCTGGAACAGGAACTGCAGGCAGTGCAAGCGTTTCAATTAGAGGAGTTAATACAAATAAACAACTTTATATAAATTGGGGATCTTCTGTAGGAGCTATTTCATATGATTTATATATAAATGGATCTTTCTATACCAACACAGGAACTAACAATTATTATATTTATACAGCTCCAGATGAAAATGCAAGAACTTTTTCTGTATACCCAAGATCAACAAATAATCAGGGTTATGGCATACAGTATGGAACTGCTGTAGCTGCAACAACAAAGTATTCTGCATATACAACAAGCTCTACAATAACATTATCAAATCCAATACCTGTTAACACTTCTGCCCCTACACTTTCTCCAACAGGCGGATATGTTGCAGGACAAACATTGACATATGGAGTCGGATCATGGAGCAATAGTCCAACTTCATATGATTTAAGATTATATAGAGGAACCGCAGGAGTAGTTATGAGTGAAACTTTAGTTGCCGCTCCAGGAAATACAACATCATCAACATATACAATTCCAGCATCGGACTATGACGGATCAGGTAGATATTATTATAGATCTTTTGCATCAGCAACAAATTCTGGAGGTACATCTGGGTATACAGCTGGAACTGAAGGTGGACCATTAGCACAACCTGTTGTTATTCCTTCGGGAGGATCCGCATCTCTTTCTGGAGGAGTTTCAACAGGAAGTACACTATCCGCATCTACAAGCGGATGGTCTGGATCTCCAACTTCATATTTTATTAAAATAACAAGAGGAACACAAAATGTAGCTTCTTATGAAACTACAGTGGCATCAAGCTCCTCAACTTCAACAAGCTATACCGTAGCTGCTGGTGATGCAGGATATTATTTTAAAGCATTTGCAACTGCATCAAACTCTGCAGGATCAAGTTCTGAAGTAGCATCAGGAGAACTTGGCCCAGCAACAAATCCAGTTACAACAACAAAACCAACAATAAGCGTTTCAAATTCATATGCATCAGTTAGCGGGACCTCGACTTGGACTCTTAGCATGACACACACTGGTGGATCTGTTCCTACTTCATATGATTGGGGAATTCAATTCTCTAACTCAAGTGGAGGAACAGTCTTAGCATCTTCAACGGGCAGCGGAACCTGGACAGCAGGATCTGGTGGAACTCAAACAGTTACTAGAAATAGTTCTACCTATTCTTGGGCAAGATGGGTAAGCGTTACTGCATCAAACTCTGCAGGAACTTCAACAGCGCAGTCAACATCGTGGGCATAATATGATAAATACAGAAGATAAGATAAGAATTTTAAATGGTAAAATTAATGAGGTATCCAATTTAATTGATTGGATAAGTCCATATAAAGATGAGGTTTTAGAGGGCAAGCCTTCTAATCAAGAAATTTTAGATAACTTAATATCTGAAAAAAATACCTACAATCAGCTACTGGCTGAATTATAAAAAAGGAGAATAAAATGGCAACATATACAAAGCTAACAAATGATGAAAAAGCAGCAATTGTTGATGCAGAAGTAAGAAACCTTGAGTATCAAATGTACTCTTTAGAAGTTCAGTTAATTGCAGAAAATGCAAAAACAGAACCAAATGCAGATTCAGTATCAAAGCTTGAATCACTTATTGCTGAAAAGCAAACACAAATAGCAGCACTTTAATAAAAATAGGAGGATGGAATGTCATATAAAAATAGAGTCTTAAACGACTTTCCAAACTCATTTTATTTATTAGATGAAGTTCAGTCTGGTTCTGTTAATAACTATACAGATCTATTATCTCAATATGCAACATATCAAGCTTTAAAAGATAGTGGAAAAACCTACGGACAAATTAGTGGTATTGATATTTATGATTACTCAGGTAGTTTAAATAACGGAACTGCTTCATTTGCCTCTACAAAAGAAATAATGCCTTTAGTTACAGGATCTGTAAGAGGAACTGAACTTTTAACTTCAACAATAATTAATTATGCTCCAAAAGGAATAGCCACAAAGTACTATAAAGATAATTCTTTTTCTATAGAGGCTTGGTGTGCGCTTCCAGGTTATAGCACAAGCATAACAATAGTAGGGGACACAACCAATAACGTTGGAATATTCTATCAAAATGGCAATATCATATTTAAAGTTGGTTCTAATCAAGTTCAGTCTACGGTATCAAATTCTGAAGTAGTATACATAGTTGCCATATTTCAAAGCAACATTCTATCATTATACATAAATGGACTTCTAGTAGATTCTCTAGAAATAAACTCATATAAATTTTCTAATGAATCAGTAGGTTTTCAATCTGGTCCATCCTCTGGAAGATTTGTAATAGATTGCGTAGCATTTTATAGATATAGTCTTTCTGCTACTCAAATATTAAATCATTATTACGAAGGAACTCAAGAGGTAAATATATCTCAAATTGTTTCTGCAGATAACGGTTATTTATTTAGCATGAATACACAGTCAATAAGACCTAAATTTATTTACTCATACCCAACATCAAAAACCTGGTCTCAAGTGGTATCAGATGGTATATCAATATCTGATGATAATTCTTATATCTATATACCAGAAACAGAGTCACCCAGCGCTGCTTCCTTTACATTTACAGATTATTTTATTGTACCTAATTATTTAAATATTAATACATCTCAAATACACTGGAGTAATGATGTTAAGGGAATTCTTGTAGAGGCTAGCATTGATGAAATTAATTGGCAGACATGCAAAAATGGAAATCCTCTTCCGTATATAAATAAAAATGATAACCAGTTTTCAGATGTAGTTTATTTAAGAGTAACCCTATCTTCCGCAGATACAACTAAATATCTTCCAATATTAAGATCTTTAGAAATAGCTTTTTATACAGATAAAAATTTCTATAGCGATAATTCGGGATACTATATATCTTCTAACTATGATTATTCTTTGCCAAAGGTGAATAGCAAAACATTATCATATAATAAAAATAATGGTCTAACTATGTATAATGGTCACGGCTTTTCATTAAACTCTGTACCTCCCGTTTCCTGCCTGGAGCTTATATTTACACCACAGTATGATCAGAATGTTCTGTTTTCAGGGGCATCTAAAAAGTACGAGTGGAATAATGCGGGCACAGTAACAAAGACGGGAATAGCTTCAATATATGTAAATGGCATAGATAGAACATCAGAAACAAATGTTTGGAATTTTCTAGTAGTAGATACACCACATCATATTGTAATTAATCTAACATCACCTGATACCAGTATTAAGTTTAACCAAAATCAAAACGACTCCAAGTCTGGACTAGGGCATATGTATAACAACGTAGCCCTATACGAGACCAGCTTGTCATCAAATAGAATATCAAACCACTATCTGCTATATACAGGAAATACAGTAAATCAAATCAACGACACATCTTTTTCTATATTAGAGTCATCTCTGGGTGACGATTCTACTGCATTTTTTATAACTTCGGTAGAGCCAGAGTCAGTTAGCTTATAATTTTGTCCATCTTGCGTACAAGATCTAGACTTTAGCATGAAATAATGGTATGATTTATGTCTATGGATATCAATAAGCTAAACACCAAAGTTCTTGAAGAAGAGTCGATACTCGGCATTTATGTTTGGGAAATGCCTGACGGCAGATGGATTGGAGATGATGATGGCAATTTTCTTTCAGTCACGTCAAAAAAAGGAAATAGGTCCAACATCGATGCTTTGGCTAGAGAAGTTCGCTCGTTTGGTATATACGAAGGCGGTCCTAAATTTCTTTCCGCTAGAAGGAAGATTGACGATGAAGAGTTTGAGCACCAAAAGCAGAGGCTCAATTGGGGACTAGTTCCTGACCCATACGATATTGGTAACTATAAGGACGAAATGAAGAAATTAGGTGGCTTAAAATGACAGTAGAATTCCTTAATGAAGATAATTCAGAAAACATTGTTGATATATCAAATACAGCAGATTGGTTTTCTTTTAAGAAAGACGAAAAAAGTAATGACCCATTTGCAGTAGGTATTGAAGAATTAAAAAAAGTAAGAGGTTTAGGTTCATCATTTAAACGCAAGCTAAATAGAGAATTTTCAAAATCATTTACTGGAATTGAACAAACAGGAACTCAGCAAAATCTGCTAGCACAAGCAATTAGCGGATATGCCATGTTTGATCTTATTGAGCCAACTTACAATCTTGAATATCTTTCAAAAGTTTATGAAATTTCAACATATAACTATGCAGCAATTAATGCAAAAGTTTCTAATATAGTTGGGCTAGGATATGACTTTGTTGAAACAAAAAAGACAAATGATGCTTTTGATTCAATTACAGATGATAAGCAACTAGAAAGAGCTCGCAGAAAGCTTAATAAGCTAAGACAAGACCTACATGCTTGGCTAGATACAACAAACGATGAAGATACTTTTACGCAAACTTTAATTAAAGTTTATACAGATTTAGAGGCAACAGGAAATGGCTATATTGAAGTAGGCAGAACAACTGGCGGAAACATTGGATACATTGGCCACATACCATCAAAGACAATGCGTGTCCGTAGATTAAGAGATGGCTTTGTTCAATTGCTTTATGGCAAGGCTGTATACTTTAGCAATTTTGGTGAGACTGAAGTAGAAAACCCAATTGCTGGACAAGAAGATCGCCCAAATGAAATCATTCATTTAAAAAAGTACACTCCTATGAATAACTATTATGGAATTCCAGATATTATTGCTGCACAGGTAGCTCTTGCTGGAAACGAATTATCTGGTAGATATAACTTAGATTACTTTGAGAATAAAGCTGTCCCAAGATATATAATTACGGTAAAGGGAGCAAAGCTTTCTCCAGAGTCAGAGCGTAAATTATTAGAGTTCTTCCAGGTTGGACTAAAGGGCAAAAATCATAGATCCCTATATGTACCACTACCAGCAGATAGCCCAGATTCTAAAGTTGAGTTTAAAATGGAACCTATTGAAGCTGGAAATCAAGAAGGCTCATTTGAAAAATATCGTAAATCAAATAGAGATGAGATACTTTTGGCTCACCGTGTCCCAATTAATAAAATTGGAACTCCAGAAGGCGTTAATTTAGCAGTTGCTCGTGATGCAGATAAGACATTTAAAGAGCAAGTTTGCCGACCAGCACAAATGATATTAGAGAAAAAAATTAATGCAATATTTGAAGAAAAAACAGATGCATTAACGTTAAAATTTAATGAGTTAACTTTGACAGATGAGGATACCCAATCTCAAATAGACGAGAGATATTTAAGAATGCAGGTAATTACTCCAAATGAAGTCAGAATTAGAAAAGGAATGATTCCAGTAGATGGCGGAGATGAAATGGTTGAATTAAAGCCACAACAGGCCGCTGACCAAAAAGCCACAGCAGGTAAAACTAGGGCTAGAGATTCGGCTAGATCTGCAGGTGCCTCGGATAAAATTGGCGAAGGCCGAAATGCTAAAGGCGACGGAAGACAGGTTGACTAAGTCCACTCAACTGTTATTTGCTTTATAGTCTATAACACTATAAAATTAAGCATATGAATATTGAAAAGTCTTTATGGACCAGTAACGGCAACGTTATTAATTTGTCGGTACCTTTTACTAAGGTTAACCGAGAAAAAAGAACGGTCTCAGGGTTTGCTACTTTAGACAATGTTGACCAGACTGGTGATGTTGTAACAGCAGAGTCAAGTCTTAAAGCATTTGAAAATTTCCGTGGAAACATTCGTGAGATGCATGGATCTAATGCAGTAGGCAAGATGGTTTCTTTTAAGCCAGAAACTTTTTATGATCCAAAGGCAAAAGAATTTTATAACGGGGTGTATGTAGATGCGTACATTTCAAAAGGCGCACAGGACACCTGGGAAAAAGTTTTAGACGGAACTCTTTCTGGATTTTCAATTGGCGGAAAAATTCTTGAGTCAGATAATGAAGTTAATAAAGCAAATGGTAAGACCGTAAGATTTATTAAAAACTATGAACTAATTGAACTTTCTATTGTTGATTCACCAGCAAATGAGTTGTGCAATATTCTTTCTATTCAGAAAGTAAATGGACAATATATTGCAAAAGGAATTGCAGTAGGTGTAGTAACTGAAAATATTTTTTACTGTGAAGACAGTGATTCTGTTTTTATCTCAACAGATAAAACATATGACTCGCCAGTATCTGGTAAGCCAGCCGAGCTAATCGGATGGGTAGAGAGCTCAGATGTTAATAAAGCAAAAGAGATTGATAAGATTCTTGATGCATATAAGCATTCAAGATTTACGTTGCCTGAAACACAAACAATTGCAAAACAGGCAAACGCAGAAGGAGGTAATGAAATGTCAGATAATACAGAAAACGTAGTTGTCGAAGACGTTGCAGTAGAAGCACCAGCTGAAGTTGCAACAACAGAAACAGCCGTTGAAGATACAGCAGTAGTTGCAGAAGATGCAGCTCCAGCTGAAGCTCCTGCAGAAGAAGCAGCAG